TCTACTTCTCCAGATTCCCATTCGACAGTAATGTCGTTGGCTTTGTCTTTTGCCATAACGAACTCGTATTCGTTACTACCAAACTTACCTTCCCATGCCGCGGCAAATGAGTTGCCTTTGGCAATCTTAGCATCAATTTCTGCCTGTGTATAATCTTGACGCAACTGTCCGACAATAGTCTCTGGACCCATGTTAAGCGCACGAATCGCACTTGGATACAGTGAGTTAATGTCGACTGACCCAATCCAGTCGTGAAGTCCTTTTTTAGGATATGCAACATACGCACCTGCGGCCTGGTTGTCTGCGTTCTCATCACGCTTTGGACGACTTGGAACGATCAATCCTCTATGGTGAGCTTCGTTTACGATCGCCTGTTCTGTTACAGCAACGGCACCCATTGTGGTCTGTAGTAATACAGTACATTCATGTGCCAGTGTGTTAGCGAGATCGATAAACTTTAATTTCTTATCTAGTTTATCAAGTAGTGCAGTATCTTGTCTGTTGTATTCAATAAACCTGCGGAAGTCATTGTTGTACAGTTGATCCAGTGTACCTTCATAGACAGTTTTGTTCTCGCCTACTTCCATTTCACCAATCGCATCTAGTCGATATGTGTGACGCTCTTCATATGTATACTTGCGATACAGCTCGAGACTGTCTAAGTGTACACGACCTACAAAGTCATAGGTAACTGCGGCTTTACCGTACTTTTCATATTCACGTTTCTTTGGAAATTGATCCCACAGGCAGAAACGACGGGTATCTTCTTTGCTTAGTGCTTTAGTAACACGGTTAACGGTATAAGGAATATCATACCCTTCGCTATTCCAACCACTGATAATGTCTGCATCTTCGATTAGCTTTAAGAAAGTGTCAAGCATTTCTGCTTCGCTTTCGAATAGATGCGTGTTAGGAAATTCTTCAACTAACTTTTCAGCATCCTCCATTTTTAAGCCCTTTGGAGGAATAGCTAACGTAACCATTGTTTCCATCCATTGTAGGTAAACAGAGATTGCAGTAATTGGCATAAACGCATCTTCTGGTGATGCGTAGCCACGTTCTGGATCAAAGTCTACCTCAATGTCAAAAAATGCCACGTTTAGTTTAGGAGCATCTTTACCTAGATAGTTTTCTTCTAGGATGCGGAAGTTTGCATTGATGTCACTTTCAAATAGTCTGTGACCTGAGTGGATTTTTTGTTCTTTGGCAAATTCCTTGAATGACTTACAAGTAACTTTCGATAGGCTTTCGCCGTAGATTGATTTGTACTTGCCTTTATTATCTGGATAATAAAACACATACCTTGCGGGATAGTCGACATAGATTCGACCTTTTTTTGGATCACGCTCAACGACACGTACACGGTCATTGTCACGATCCCAGATGGCATCGATATAACTCATAATTCTCCTTACCGCTTATGGCCGGTTAACCTTCAACATTGCGACTTATGGTTCGCTGAACCGTTCTCAAATATATTTAACTTAACATTCGGACTAAACCGACAGTATCGATACTAACTAACAAAATGTAGTTAGCCAGCATACCAAAGCTCTTGCGAGTCCAAGAAGCCCATGCATACATAGCACAGCCACCAATCCAGATAGGATATAATACAATAAGAGGGGGATTAGGGACGGTGACTGCCATTGTGATACTACAGCCAATAGATATAGCCCAAGCAAGGAGCTCAACAACGAACCTAAACTTATTGCTACGCCAGTCATCCTTGATCCATCTTAGTGTTGGCGCAAAAAATGTATCAATCATTATCACCGATGCGGTTTGGATTTTGTGCATCATAATCGCTTTGGCGAATTGCATGACCGCTGATATCAACGATAGTTTCCAAGTCATCAAACTCAGTGAACACACGTTCCCAATCGCCCTTTTGTGCGATCTTAATTGCTTTTTTAATAATGCTTGGTTTCACTTCTAGTTCTTCAGCGACAGCTTTGATAGTGTCGTTCAAACCTTCGTTCAAGTCTTCAATTTCTTGTAAGACTGTTACGCCTTCAGAAATAAGTTGTTTGATTTTTGCCTGCTCTGGTGCGCCATATGCTTTACTCATAATTAATCTCCTGTACAGTAATTATATACTGAATACAGGAGATTGTCAAGTCTTGATTATTTGTTTTTAGCCTTAGCTTTACCGGATTTCATATTAGCTAACCAGTGTGCCATTCGGGCTTTTTCACCAGACGAGTGTTTGGCAGTACTACGTAGACTGCTTACGCTGGCTTTGGTATTAACACCTGAACGTTTGGCAAGACCTTTGCGTCCTGGATTTTTACCATCAGCAAAGTTTTCGTTGATATACTGTTCGGCTACTGATATTAACTCTTGCATTTCCTCAATACTTTCGCAATTCCATCGGCGTAGTGCTTTATTGATTGGGCTATCTGGATTGTGTTTAGTTTTAGCCGATGCATTGTGTTTTTTCATACCGCCCATTCTGGCACAAAAACTTTTACGACGACTTGCAGACTTACTACCTTTCTTTAACTTGCTTGGTTTAGTAGTTACGGCAGTTTTTAATTTACTACCAGGATTCTCTTTACGATAAGCGTTAACTGCTTTTTGGCTCATGCCATCAGTCTTATCGTGTTTGTTTACTTTTTTCCAATCTTCGTCTACTTGTTTTTTGATCCAGGTATCTGGTGTTAGATTATGCTTGTCAACAAACATATCATGTAATTTCTTTCCAGAAATATCATGATCCTTACAGAGTTTTTGCATGAGTTTATCTATAGAGTCGTAACTGTGGCTTGGTAACTTCTTAAGACCTTTTTCAAGTTTAAGAACAACGTCTTCAGTTATAACTTCTAAAATTCTCATTTCTTTAAAGATTTACCAAGCATGACTTCAAGATAGATATCGTATGCATCTTCTTTAATTTTCTTTTTCTTCTTTGGATGCTTGATGTGTGCCCAAGCGGCAGCTTCTGCATTGTCTTTGCTCATACCAGGATGTGACTTCATCATACTCTTGGTAATGTGTTTTGCTTGACGATCAACTTTTGCACCTTCCATTGTTGTGGATGTATGTTTTAGAGTACCGTGGTGATGTTGATGAGTGATACCAGGAACAACAGTTTCGTCAGTTTCTTCGTCTTTATCAACATCTTGTTCACCGTTAACTAAAAATTCATGTACAGTCGACAAGTAGTCCGATGCTAGACTAATCTTAGTTTGAACCCATGCGTCTAGTTGAGTGTCGCCATCCATTTGTTGTGCTAATTGTATAGCGAGCTTAGCCGCAGTAATTAATTGCTGTTTGGCCATGCCGCCTTCACTGTCCGTAGTTTCCACCATATCTCCTAATTTGTCTCCAATGTCTGCCCCAGCTATTGCACCTCTTGGACTTCGTGTAAGTACTGCGCCAGCCGCACCGCCTGCGATAGCACCTTTTATTCCTTCATCCTTTATACCTTTCTGTGCTTTCTGATAAGCAATTTCGGTATTGTTGGCCATTTGTTGTTTAAAGTTAGCTACCGCGCCACCGTCACCAGAAATTGGAGCGCCTTCTGCTACACTTTCATTAGGCACACAGTTACGCACTTGTCCACCGTTCTTACCCTTCTTGGTACCTGCGGCATGATAACCTTTCCAGCAACTGCTATAACCATTTGAATCCTTACTACCTTTCTTGATCTCATGGAGATTGCCGTGCGTTTCGCACATACCACAATCTGGACAAGTTGCTTCCATAGTCATGTCTTCATTATGTTTCTTCTTACCAGCACAGTGAGCCTTTTGGCTGAAGCCTTTGGGATGGGAGCAGTTAATTGAACTCTTGTATTTTGCTGTCCATTTTTCGTTTATTTTATCTAGCTCTGCTTGGAACTTTTCTTCCATGCCTTCTGCATAGTCTTTTTTGTGTTTTGTATCGCCTTGTTTCATAGCTTTCTTCTTATCTTTATGTGCGCCGGCACCTGTATTGATTGCGTTTTTAGCAACAAAGTTACGTGGCTTGGTTGGTTCTATTGAAGCAACTTTTTGTTTATGGCGGACTTTGAATCCTCGTTTGCCTTCGTTTATCATACGACTAAATTATTTCCATCTAATGCATTTGTGCCGGGCTTTTGTTTTTTAGCCGCAGGCTGTTTTGGTGATTTCTTACCAGTACCAGAAGTCATGCTACCTGTATAGCTTTTATTAAATGCTCTACGCTGTAGTTGATGACCAACGCTACCGCCGCCAATTGATCCTACGCTTGTAGCACCTGCGGTAGCTGATTCTAATAATTCTGCGATTTTCATTCTTTTTTCTCTCCAGTCATGTATGGAAGACTGAACCATAACTTAAACCACTCAGGAGTTCCTGGTTGTATATTTTGTTCGCGCATGATACGTGCATTTTCTGCGGCAGTAACGCTTATATTACTGCCTTGTTTTAAACTGTTTTTATACTCTGCTAAACGCTCTTGTCCGCCTAGCCCACCTAGGAATTGTAAACGACGGATTTCCTGTGCAGGATCATCAGGTGCTAGATATGAGTCACCGTCTTCTTCGATAGGTGCTATATCTGCGGATGTTATTCTGTACTGTTTCATTTACGTTCTAATAATTTAATATATCCAGCTAACAAGTTCTCAACGTCCTCGCTAACTGGCACACAGTTATTTACATGTTTTCCTTCGTGTGTCGCATTACGTTCCGGACTGTCTTGCATACCCACCCCGGCCATTGTTTCTGCTGGTGCTTTTTGCTTGGGCAACTTAACTGGTTGCGCGGCATCTGGATGGATACCTTTTTTAGCAGGAGCGCCAATGCCCATACCTTTGCGTGTTAATTCCATTAATCTCATGATCCATTCTCTGCCTAATTTTTTAACATCAAATCCTTGGGACCATACAGCATATTGTTGCTCGGGGGTGGCATTAGGGTCTTTTAGAATGTTACGTAGTTTAGTAAAGCTCATTCCTGTACCGCGGGGCGTTGCTTCTAAACTGACCTTAACGTGCTCGTACCCTTCAAACTTATTAACAGATTTCATCAATGCTTGAGCAATAGGCATATTCTTTTGATCTTCACCTACCATAATAATAACATTATCGTAACGTGGAGGTTTTCCCGGCAACGGATTAATCAATTCGTGTTTAATCTTTTGCATTAGTGTTCCGCCTTGCTGATTTACAGTACTAATGTTGTTAGCATACTGTGGATACATTTTATGCCATGTCTGCACTTTTACACTTGGAGGGATAGGATCGTCCTTGCCTTCTGCATTGCCAATAAACAAGTACGGATCGCCACCTACTTGCGCGGCCTTTTTAATAGTATAGTCAAATAACTGTTCGTGCCCTACGTGCCCAACAAAGCTACCAATAGCAACTACCGCCGTTTTGTTCTCGCCACGTGGACGTTCTGTACGAGCATTAGTTTTGGCATCTTGCTTTGCTTGAATAACATTACGTTGTTCTTGACTTGTAACTTTAATAGGACCGAGGCGACTGTTGATAACAATGCCTTCGTAGTCTTTGCCCAACATGTCTTTCCCGATGATATTAGGATCTTTAATAATAGCTTGTTCTAATTTTTCTTTAATTGGCAGTAGTTTTTCTTCTACTTCTTTTCTAAGTTGCAGACTTGCACGATCACGTTTGCCTGCTGTACCTGATACTATTGATTTAAGTTCTTCAATGTTGTCTAATGGATTAATAATCTCAGTTACATCAAGTCCTTCTTTTTGTGTTAGTCTATTGTTGACGAACATAACACTACCTTGATTACCTACACCTAGCAAGCTATCAATAAATTTAGGATCTTCAACAGGTTCACCGCTATCTGCTTCTACAGCATGAAATGGCACTAACGCTAACTGAACACCTTTTGGAAGTTTGTCGTAATGGATACCTACAAACTTTAATTTACCTTCAGGAGTTTCTGTAGCAAATGGTAAGAACAATACTTCGCAAGTTACTTGCTTGTTTACTAAAAAGTCTGGACCTAATTTGCTGTCAACTAATTTAATAGCCTTCATCATTTCGCTAAACAAATCATCAAACATTTGAGCACGACCTAGGATCTCAGGATCTGTTGTACCTTTCTTTTGATGGTAGTCTACAAAACTTGCTTGGTAACGTGGCTCAGTCCGACTGGTACCCATAAAAGGTTTGCCTTCTGCGTTCTTACCAAAGCGTCCACCGAAGCCGTCTACTTTAACGTTCAGTGGAATGTTTTCTAATTTAAACTTGCCATTACCGTCATGCAGTTCATCTAATAGGTCCAAAAAATCAACAGCCTTTAAATCATGCAGATGCGGCATGCCTTTGCGTAGTTGTGCTTTTACTTCAGCTTCGTTTAAACCTGCCTTCATTCTTTTCAATGCGGCACGTGGTTGTTTTTCGTTGGGATTCTTTTGCTTATAATCTTGGACTTCTTTAAAATCATCTATATACTCTTTGCCCATCTTTATAGCTTCGGGTCTTAGATTCTTAAGTTTACATTTTTGTATAAAGTTATCAATGGCCGCAAATTTAATTTCTTGGTCACGCTCTGGATCATTTTTAGTGATCATTTGACCACCTGGCTCAAAGCATAATGTTAAGAATGCTCTAAACACATTTTCTTTAGCCGAGTTGTCTGTGATATATTTGTTAATTAAGTCTAGTGTGCCAAGGAAACTTTTTTGTAGTTGACTATCATTACCTTCTGGCTTTGCACCAAAGAAGAAAAAGAACTGTTGATCTAATTTTTGTATATATTTTCTTTCGCCTGATGGAATTAGTCTCTTGTAAGGAACTCCTTGATCGTGAGTTTTCTTTTGACCAGTTTCTGGATCAGTGTGGATATATGGCTCGTACTTGTGACTTAGGCCGCCGCCCTGTCCGCTGGCGACAGCAAATGACAAATCGTTATCGGCGACATTTGGTTTGATATTTGTTTTTGTTTTCTTAACATCGACTTGATGTTTAATGCTACCATGAGCAGAAGTTAATGCGCGATAGATATATTTGTGGAATACACCTTTGATACCTGCTTGTATATCGTTCCATTCTGAGCTATGACTAAAACGATACCATTCATCTGGCATGTCTGTTTTCTCATCGTACTTTCCAAATTCAAAGTCTATTTGTATTTTAATTGGTAGATCTTGAAGTTGGAATAGTGCATTATATTGTTCACTACCTCGGCTAAAGCCTAATAGGGTCGCATCGCCTATTTGTTTATGATCGTATGCTGTTAAGAATTGTTCAACTTCTGGTTCAAGTTCTTTATTGCATTGTGTATCAATGTCTCCGACTTTAGGCTTGTGTTTTGCAAATTCCTTGTCAGTAATACCTTTAGTATCAAAGAAATGTAAACTACTTCCGCCTAAAAATTCCTTCGATTGTAACAACTGTGGATTCCACAATGGTTTTTTATTTTGTTTGTAAAATGCAACGTTGATATCATGTAACAATTTGTCTAGTAACCCGACCATAAAGGTGCGATTATGTACCTTAAGATCAATTTCGTCTGCTTGATAAGGTGCAGATGGATCGTTAGGATTGTCTAACTCTAAATTGCCACCTTCGGATAGGAGGCGCGGCCTAGAAAATAACTCTAGTAAATTCATGGACGGTATTCGCCTTTCTTAATATCTTTACGATAGTGGTCGTCTAACATATTACATAGTTCCTCACACATTTCTTTGTCAAACATGTCGCGAGGGTGTTGTAGCATTTTGTTGGCATTATGGAATTCCATACAGCCTTTCTTAACCATTGGCATCCATACATTTGCTGTTGAATCGTCGGTCATCTGTTCTGCAATATCATGGAACTGTTTACGATGTATATCGTCATGATCTAGTATATAAAAGAATAACTCATTCTTAAATTGGTCTTTTTCTTCAAGACTCATTGTATACTTTTCGTCTGCTGTCTTATCTTTGTTCTGATCAGCGTTGACATTAAGATGGCTAAAAAATTCGTATAGTTTCATGATTAAAAATTATAGTTAATAGCCAATAATGCGCCTTGGCTGATATTGACATTTGCACGTACCCAAGTAAAGTTACCTACAAAGGTTAATGCTACTGTTGCAGTTGTTTGTAAATTCTGATTATAAAGATATGTTTTTGCTGTATCTTTGACAGGAAACCAGTCAGTTTCTACCGGGTTTGAGGCTAATGTGGCCTGCATAGTAACTGTGCCTACATAGTCTTGTGTTGTCTTGTATGTAACGGTATGTAATCCGCTACTGATTCCATAATATCCGCAACCTTTTTCTTTGTTGCTAGGAAATGTTAGAATATTATATGGGGGATTGAATGTGCTTTGGTTGTGATAATATGCTGGCATACTTAACACGCTGGTCGTTGTTAAGACCGCTGTAGTACCAGTAGTGTAGATATCTGTATAGAAACTTAGAGTTGTGCTTTGTGCCGGCATAGTTTTTCCTTACGCCCTGTATTTATTACAGGAGCAAGGTAGACCTGGGAACAAATTCTTCTATTTTCTGTATATATTCGCCTACAACCAAGCTCATCATAGTTAAAAACTTAGCGTTAGACACATAGCAGAAGGGGTTTGCAACGTACTGTTTTGTACCTATCATAAATCCTTCTGTGCTTCTACCTATTTTAACAGTATCTTCGTCATACTTAGAAATCCAGCTCCAGAACTGCAACCGCTTATCACGTGGTATCTTTTCTTTAAAGCATACCTTGTGTGTGTATTTGCCGTAGGGAATAGCATCGCAGATGACCTTATTTCTGTTGTTAACAAGAAATTCAGCTTCTTCGGGATTTTCTGGACTGTATATATAGGTGATACACCAAGCTAGAGCCTGCTCTAGTTCATCAACCAATGACGCATCATTTGTATAGAAGTTAAAAGTACTGCCCTCTGCCCTGATCTTAATCTCTTTATCGAGAAACGGTTCTACAGCATCCACAAATTTGAGTAACCGATCTTTTTTGATAGTCTCAAAGTGAGTTCTAAAACTTACCTTTGGGGGTTTATAGAATTGATCGTCAGTACAGAACTTTTTAACCCATTCTATACCGCGCAGACGTATAAGATTTGACCCTTGTACAGAGCACTCAATCTTATACGGCCACTTGCCGAAGAACAGTTTATTCGTTGACAGTTTCTGCATCTTCAACTTCGGGAGCATTTTTAACAGCTACGGGCAGTATTTCTACCAAGTCAAACACAAACTTGTCTTTGTTCATGGTTATGTTAATAACACCACCGTTGGTTAACTTACCAAATAGAATTTCACGTGACAAAGGCTTCTTGATCTCGTCTTCAATAACTCTAAACAATGGGCGAGCACCCATCTTAGTGTTAAATCCTTTCTTAACCAAGTACTCTAATGCACTGGCATCTGGCTTAACATGGATATTCTTATCTTTAACCAATGAATTAAGTTCGTCAATAAACTTCTTAACAATCTTGATCATTGTTTCATGACTTAGTTTGCTGAATTGAATAATACCGTCTAGACGATTGCGGAACTCAGGAGCAAAGAATCTATTAACAGCATCTTTGTTGTCATACTCTTTTTCCATCTTACCGAATCCGATACCGTTCTTCTCAGCATCACTTGCGCCGAGGTTACTTGTCAGGATAACAATAGCCTGTCGTGCATCTGCTTTCTTGCCATTGCTACCTGTAACAAAACCATTGTCCATAAGTTGCAATAAGATATTGCTAACACTTGGGTGTGCCTTTTCAATCTCATCTAGCAACAAGATACAGTTTGGATGTTCTTGTAGTTTAGTAATCAATTGACCAGCATTATCTTCAAAACCAACATAACCTGGAGGAGCACCAATCAGCTTGGCAACAGAGTGTTGTTCTTGGTATTCGCTCATATCAAAGCGAACCATTTGTACACCCATTTGTTCTGCTAAGACTTTGGCAGTTTCAGTTTTACCACAACCAGTAGGACCAACAAACAAGAAACTACCGATTGGTTTGTTCATTGCTTTAAGACCAGCTTGGCTAATATAAATCTTGTCTAACAATATATCAATCGCCTTCTCTTGACCAAACACTTTATTACGCATGTTCTTATCAAGCTCTTTAAGGTTTTTATTTTCCTTACTAGATACTTGTTCTAAAGGTAAGCCAGTAATCTTAGCCACTTCAAATACGATTTCGTCATGATCAACAATGCCACCTTCTTCGTCACGCACTTTAAAACGAGCACAAGCACAATCAATTAAGTCAATTGCTTTGTCCGGTAATTTACGATCACTAATATATTTAGACGAGTACTTAACAGAGTCAATAATTGCTTGGTTAGTAATTTTAACACCGTGATGTTTTTCATAATATTTCTTAAGACCTTTCATGATCTTAATTGCAGTTGCTTCGTTCGGCTCATCAACAATAACACGTTGGAATCGGCGCATCAATGCACGATCCTTTTCAAAGTGTTT